CCTTCAGCATATAACGGAAAATATCCTAATAATAATACAACAGTAAGTAAATCTGGCCATATAACTATGGTTGACGATACTCCTGGTTCTGAAATTATGCGTTGGCAACATAGAGCAGGAACATTCACAGAATGGCAACCTGACGGAACAGAAGTTCACCACATTATTGGTAAAGGATATTATATTACCGAAAGTGATGGAAATGTAATTATCAATGGCGCTTGTAACGTAAGTATTAAAGGAAAATCTGCAATCACCTTTCAAGATGACGTTTTTGTAAATTACCAAGGTAATGTGAATGAAGTTGCTGAAAAAGATTATAGCCTTCTTGTGAAAGGTGAATATTCGGTGACTACAGGTGGAGATTTAAATTTAAATGCTATGGGTGAATTAAGTGGAGTATATGTTCAAGCCGGTGATAGTATGATTTTAAACACCGATTTAAATGTATCTGGCCAAGTTCTTGCTGATGATATACACTCTCAAGGTGGTGTAACTGCCGGTACAGGTATTCATGCTGGACTTCCAGGTTCTGCCAATCCAGTTGCTGGCATTTCTACACTTGGTGGAGTAAATGTTGGTATTCCAGGTCCTACTGTTCCAGGTACTGTTACTGCCACGGTTTTAGTAACTGCACCGGCAATTATTGGTTCTGTTATTACTTATGGTGCAATTCTAATGGATCCTGAAGGTGGTGCACCGTTAATTAGAACTCTATACGATTCACACATTCACGCTGTTTTATCTAAAGATTTTGGAGTAACCGGCGTTCCAATTCCATTAATGCCTTAAGGATTTATTATGAGTTCAGTATATGATAGATTAGGATTTAATTTTGATACAACACGATTTAATGGTGCAGATACACTTTCACAAGGTGCGTCTAATACTTTAAATCTAATTGCTAGTACAACAGGTCAAACATCGGATTGGCAAAAAACAGATTTGGCTAGTGGTCCAGTTGTAAGAACCAACTATTTTGTAAACCCCACACAAGGTAATGTATCAAGTATGTTGGTTAGTACCATTAATATACAATCAACAGCTATTTCTACAAATACATTTACTGTATTGAATTCTGCCAATAATTTGATTGTTGAATTAAATGCGTTTTTATCACATACTAATAATGTATCTGGTGTATCTGTTGTAACTGACCCAACTGTACCGTCTTTATCATCAGCACAAAATATTGGTCAATTGAACATGATGACACTATCAAAAACAGATGGTGTAAGTAATACTGTACCTATTTTAGGAAGTTATACAAGTCTATTCATTCCAGATATTTTACAGGCAAACACCATTCAATTGGCTGCCTATGCAAGTGAATTTGCAGGTTCTATTACAGTCGATGATGGTGGAAATACAATTTCAAGTCTTTCTGATTCAGAATTAAATAATATTGAAAATTATATGGACGGCACTAGAGTTATTTTAAACACAAGAAGAACAGAAGATTGGTCATTTTATAGAAATTCCCTTCAAATTTCAAAAGATGCTGCATTTTTGCAACAATTTAATGGTATGGGTGGTACAATGTCGTATCTTATTAATAATGTTGTTGGTACAGATAGTTTAAAACAAAAAATAAATCCATCTCCATAAGCTTAATAAATAAATAATGGCAAACTTAACCAAAATATATTCCGACATAGATTTTACTTTTACCAAAAAACCGGTAACGGGTGATGTTGCTCTAAGTTTTAATGAACAAGCAGTTATTAGGTCAATTCGCAATCTTTTACTGACAAAACACTTTGAGAGACCGTTTAATCCAAATTTAGGTGCCAATATTGATAGTTTGTTGTTTGAACTTGTTTCTCCAATAACATCTTCATTATTAGAAAATGAAATAAAAACTACAATACAAAATTTTGAGCCTAGAGCAACTTTAAACATAATAACAGTCACACCTATGCCAGATGAAAATGCATATAGTGTCTATTTAAGTTTTTTTATAGAAAATGCGACATTACCAACAACAGTAACACTCCTTTTAGAGAGAAATAGATAACATGGCAGGCGCTAACTCTAATATTCAAATTACAGATTTAGATTTTAATAATATTAAAACAAATCTAAGAAAATATTTACAAAATCAACCTGTATTACAAGACTATAATTATGAAGGTTCTGCACTTTCTACTCTTTTAGATATTTTAGCTTATAATACACAATATAATGCATACTATTTAAATATGGTAGCTAATGAAATGTTCTTGGATTCTGCTTTGTTACGTTCTTCTGTTGTATCTCACGCTAAACTATTGAATTATGTACCAAAATCTGCAATTTCTCCTTCTGCAACAATTAATTTAAACATCAATCAAGTATCTGATGTTTCTTTGACATTACCTAAATTTACTAGATTCATGTCTGAAGCTATTGACGGAGTTAATTATACATTTGTTACAACAGATTCACATACAACTAGCGTTTCAAGTAATATAGCAACTTTTAATGATATAACTATTGAACAAGGTTTGCCTTCTAATTTAAGTTTTACAGTAGATTCTATTGCTAATCCAACATATACATTTGAAATACCAGAAACAAATGTTGACACAACATCATTAACGGTGACTGTTCAACAATCTGGTGCCAATACAGATTATAATATCTACAACTTAGCAACAGAATTCCTTACATTAGATGGTGGTTCTACTGTATATTTTTTACAAGAAACCATGACTGGCACATATGCAATTAATTTTGGTGATGGTGTTTTGGGTAAAAAATTAACAGACGGTAATATTGTAAATGTTTCTTATATTGTTACTCAAGGTACGGCAGCAGCTGGCGCAAATAATTTTGTATTGATGGACACTATAAGTGGTTATTCAAATAATTCTATTATTCCTATTACATCTGCAACAACAGGTGGAAACAAAGAATCAATTGATTCTATTAAATATCAAGCGCCAAAATCTTATTCTGCACAAAATCGTGCAGTAACTAAAGAAGATTATATTACACTTATACAACAAAACAAATTAGGTTACTCTTTTGATGCTGTTAATGTATGGGGTGGAGAAGAAAATAATCCACCGGTGTATGGTCAAGTATTTGTTTGTTTAAAACCAACGGGTGCTTATAGCTTAACACAAACACAAAAACAAAGATTGGTTCAACAAGTGATTAAACCAGTTTCAGTTATGACTGTTGAACCTACAATCGTGGATCCTGATTATACCTATATTAAATTAAATGTTAATGTTGTATATGATCCAAAGAAAACAACTTTAACCGCCAATCAAATTGGTCAAATAGTTACTACATCTATTAATTCTTTTGCCACATCAACATTAAATACATTTAATTCTGTATTTGCGGCTCCAAATTTGACAACAACAATTCAAAATGCTGACCCATCAATTGTAACAAATGAAGTTAAAGTTCAATTACAAAAAAAGTTTTATCCAAATTTAACCACACCTGAAACATATAATTTTTACTATGGTGTTGAATTGGCCAAAGGTATGTTTTTAAGTGGTATTAATAGTTCACCTGCCGTTCAGTATCAAAATCCATTAAACCGAGTTGATATTATTGACGGAATTTATATTGAAGAAGTTCCATCATCAACCGGTGGCGTAGAATCTATCTCTTTGATGAATCCAGGTTTTGGTTATCAAACTGCACCAACAGTTACAATTCAAGGCGATGGAACAGGTGCAACAGCTCAAGCAGTTATTAATACGAATGGTACAATAGGAAAAATTAATGTATTAACTTCGGGTAATAATTATACAAGTGCAATTGCAACAATTACCCCGGCTGCTAATGATACAACAGGTCAATTAGGTGCAGCTGTTGTTAATTTACAAGGTCGTTATGGTACATTAAGAAGTTATTATAATAACACAAATAATGTTAAGACAATATTCAATCAAAATATTGGTACAGTAGACTATGTAGCAGGTTTAGTTACACTCAATTCATTTGCACCAGTAGAAGTTGATAATGCTTTAGGACAATTAACAATAACAACCAATCCAGCAACAACAATTATATCATCGTCTTATAATAGAATTATTACTATTGACCCATTTGATGCAAGTGCAATTACAGTCAACGTAACCGCTAAAAGTTAATGATAGACCAAAGAACCTCACTTTTAATACCGTCACAACTTCCTGAGTTTGTTCGGGATAATCCTGACTATGAAAAATTTGTTACTTTTTTGCAAGCCTACTATGAATGGATGGAGCAAGACGGTGGTGTTACTGATGGTTCAAAGAACCTTTTAAATTATGATGATATTGATAGAACAACTAATGAATTTTTAGAATATTTTACTAATGATTTTTTACCATATTTTCCACAAGAAGCTTTGGTTGATAAAAGATTAGCAACAAAAGTTGCTAAAGAATTATATCAAAGTAAAGGTACACCAGCATCATATCAATTTCTATTCAGAACACTTTATAATTCCGATTTTGATTTATTTTATACTAAAGATGCCGTTCTAAAGGCTTCTGCTGGTATTTGGTATGTTGCTAAAAGTTTGAAATTAGCTTCAAACGATCCTAATTTTTTAAGTATTGATAATTATAGATTATTCGGTGAAACAACAAAATCAATTGCAACAGTAGAAAATTCAGTTTATAATGGTACAAAAATAGAAGTATTCATTTCAAATATTGAAAGACTATTTCAATCTGGTGAGTTTGTTCGTGTAGTTAATAACAGTAATCAAGATGTTTTATTCAATGGCTATCCGTTGCGTGCCAAGATTGTTGGTCAGATTAGTCAAATTAATATCGATAAAAATTACCGTGGATTACTATATCAAGTTGGTGACCCTGTAATTGTTTATGGTGGATTGAATTCAAATACTGGTATTGGTGCAGAAGCTACTGTTGGTTCTGTTACATCCGGTTCTATTCAGCGTATCAACGTATTAACTGGTGGATATGGTTATACACCTTATCCAAACACAACATTAAGTATTACTAATGCACCAGGTGCAGCTGCCGTGGTCGGTTCTGTGGATCCGGATCCTACAAAAACAGGTAATGTTGCATTTATTCCATCAGATACGATTACATTAAAAAGATTTATTGATTTAGGAAATACGAATTATCATTTTGCTAATTTTCCAAATGCAAATATCAACACAAAACTATCTGATGCATTTACAATGGAATCATTTGCAACTTATCCTATATCTTCAGTAGTTGTTACAAACGGTGGTGGTGGCATTACTAGAATTCCAGTAGTCTCTGCATTATCTTCATATCCAAATGATGCTCTTGAAACACCTGATTTATCTGCTTTGGGAATTCTAGCCCCAATTCAAATTAATAATGGTGGTGAAGGTTATGTTGTTAATGACAGAATTGTATTTACTGGTGGTTCAGGTTATGGTGCTTTTGCCAATGTAACTGAAGTTGCAGCTAATGGTCAAATTTTAAATATTGAATATGTTGCTGACCAAGGAGAATTTCCTACTGGTGGTATGGGATATCGAACAACAGCATTACCAACACTTGCAATCCATTCATCCAATGTTCAGGCTTATGGTGCTGATGTTTATGTTGATGGAATTTTAGGTACTGGTGCTACATTTGCACCTATTACAAATCGAGTTGGTTCAGTCACAACAATTAACATTTCAAACTATGGTGAAGATTATACTGCAACACCTAATGTTTCTTTAAAAGTCCAAGATATTGTTGTTACTGGTGTAAATATTGGGAATTTACCACAAAAAGGTGATACAGTTTATCAAGGTACTGATGTTCCAACTGCCACATATTTGTCATATTATGAGTCCATAGAGTTACTACAACCTTTTGGTGACCCAGCACAATCTATTTACAGAATAAGAGTTTATAATTATAATTCTAATCCAATACCAACATCAGTTTTAAAGATTGATGGTAAAACAATGACGTTTACAATGGCCAATTTTGCATATGATTCTACATATAATTCTAATGGTATAAGAATTTATGGTGATGGTACCGCAAAAGCAACTGCAAAATTTTTAAATGGATTAACTATTAGTGGCGGCCAATATTTGAATACTTCTGGTCAACCAAGTTCATTTGATGTTTTACAAAGCTCAATATATAATAACTATACTTACGAAATTACAGTAACCGAAGCAATTTCAAAATATAGAAATATATTATTGAACTTGTTACACCCAACTGGTATGCAATTGATTGGTAGATATGCATTAAAATCACAAGCAAATTTCAAATCTACTGCAATGGGTAATGGATAATCAGAATAAATAAAGACTATGGCAAATCAAAATCTTCTCACATACGGTGCAAAAATATCAGAAATAGAACAGGTGTATTATTCACCTGTAGCTGTTTTACCTGAACAACCAAATGTTCCTATTGGTTCTGTCTATTGTTTTTTATCAAGAGTAGATGCTTGGCCGGATAATAATAATCCTCCTGTACCAACACAAGACCAGTTATACATCAAAAAAACATTTAAGAATATGTTTGTAGCTAAACATATTTTATCAAATGACATTTCTCCTGTTGTTCAACGAATAAATTGGGTAACAGGTACTACTTACAGTTATTATCGTGATGATATCGATATGTTTGAGACGGATCCCAATACAGGTCTTTTAGTTAATAATTTTTATATAATTAATAGTTACGACCAAGTTTTCAAATGTCTTTGGAATAATAACAATCAACCATCAACAGTTGAACCGTATTTTGAACCAGGTACTTATGGAACAAATAATATATTCCAAGGTTCTGATGGTTATAAATGGAAATTCATGTATATTGTTGATACAGGAACAAAAGTAAAATTCATGGATGTAAATTGGATGCCTATACCTGTTGGTGCAAACACTCCAAATCCGACACTCACATCAGCCGGTTCAGGTAGTATTGATGTTATTAATGTTGTTTCTGGTGGAACAGGATATGACCCTGCAAATTCAGTTATTACTGTTTCAGTTACAGGAGATGGTTTAGGTGCCTCAGGTACAGCTGAAGTTACTAACGGTGTAATAACAGATATTATTGTTAATAATCCAGGTGGTAACTATACTTATTCAAACGTATCAATCACTTCAACATCAGGTTCTGGTGCATATGCGATTGCACCATCTTCACCTATTGGTGGCCATGGATACGATCCTGTTTCTGAATTAGGTGCAAATCATGTTATGTTAACTTCTGAATTTAATGGTTCAGAGGGTGATTTAATACCAACCGATATTACATATTATCAAATTGGTCTTGTTACAAATCCAACTGCGATAAGTGTTAATCCATATCCAGCAAATAGTTCAATTTATAAAACAACAACAGACTTAATAGTTGCACCAGGTTTTGGTAACTATTTGAGTGATGAATTTGTTTGGCAAGGTAATACTTTTGATACTGCAACATTTAAAGCAACAGTATTAAGTTTTGATTATGCAACCAATACGGTAAAGCTGATAAATATAGTGGGAACCCCAACAACAAATGCACCAGTTTTTGGAAAAAATTCTCTCACAACAAGAACCTTACTTGCATATAATACTCCAGATTTTATTATACTCTCTGGATATATGTCATACATAGAAAATAGGTCTGGAATTCAAAGAAGTCCAGATGGTATAGAACAAATTAAAGTTGTATTAGGTTACTAAAGGAATAAAATGGCTCTGAATTTTAATGTTGACCCTTATTATGATGATTTTGACCAGACAAAGAATTTTCATAGAATTCTTTTCAAACCTGGCTTTGCTGTTCAAGCAAGAGAGTTAACACAATCTCAAACCATCTTACAAGACCAAATTACTAAATTTGCAGATAATATTTTTAAACAAAATTCACCTGTAACTGGCGGCCAAGTAACTACAAATTTTGGTGTTTATTACATTAAACTTCAAGACACATACAATAATGTTCCAATTGACGTAACACAGTTTAATGGTTTATTGGTACAAAATGCTACTGGTAGTGTAATAGCCAGAGTATTGGGTGTAGCAGCAACTGCAAATGGAGACCCTAACACTTTAGTAGTTTCTTATTTGTCTGGTAATAATTTCAACGATAATGATGTTGTATATGATGTTAATTCAAATTTAGCGGTACAAGCAGTTGCAGCCAATTCAACAGGTTCTTCATCTGTCGCTTCGATTGCTCAAGGTGTTTTTTATATTCTTGGTAATTTTGTTCAAGTTTCACCTTCAACCGTCATTTTAAACAAATATGATAGTAAACCAAATCTTCGTGTTGGTTTGACTATTACCGAAACGGTTCAAGATTATATTGGTGATCCTTCTTTATTGGATCCAGCTATTGGCGCCTCAAACTATCAAGCACCAGGTGCGGACCGTTATCAAATTGTTTTAACATTAGATACAAGACCACTTACATTAGGTGACGATGCTGACTTTATTGAGTTGGTCCGTATTACCAATGGTTCTGTTGCCAAAATGGTTGATGGTTCTGTTTATAATGTTATTGATGATTATTTTGCAAAACGTGATTATGAAACTAATGGTGATTATGTTGTTAATGATTTTAAACTGACACCAAAAGCTCCTCATGGATTGTTTAATTTTGATCCAAACAAATACATAATGTCTGTTGGTAAAGGTATTGCATATGTTCACGGTTATCGTTTAGAAAACCAAGCACCAATTGATTTAGTTTCAAATCGTGCAAGAACAACAGCCTCACAAAATAATAATCCGGTTTTTATTGACTTTGGTTCTTATTTTTATGTTGATACTGTTCGTGGTGCAAATAGTTCTTTCTTTGATGTAACCACTACACAATCAATAGATTTACATTGTGTACCAACAGCCAATGTTAATACATCTACCGATAACAAATATGAATCAACATTAGTTGGTACAGGTTATATTCGTGCTTTGATTTATGACCACGATACTTCTGACACAAATGCAAATACATTTGTTTATAAAGCTTATGTGAATGATATCACACTCCAATCACCTTCAGATAATGCAACAGGTGGTGGTACCAATACAATCACATTAACTTCAGATTATTCATCACAAAATAGTGCATATGTTGGTGTAAATATTTCTATTACCAATGGTACTTCTGCTGGAGATTTTAGAACAATTACTGCATATAATGGTGTAAGTAAAGTAGCTACAGTAAATCAACCTTGGACGGTAACACCAGATACAACATCTGTATTTGTTTTAAATTTTGACATTAAAGATACTGAAGTCATTCTTGATGTAGATTCTTCTTCTTTCCCAGCAACCGTTTATGGTACTGCAAATATTAATAATGAAAGTAGAGTGAATGGTTTGTCTACTGGTAATACAGTATTGGAAAACCCAACAATACCTGAAATGATATTTACCATTGGCAGTCCATATGTTTCTAATTTAACAAATACATCTTATACAACACAACAAGTATTCAGAAGTTTAGCATTTAGTGGAAGTGGTTCTGTATCCGCACAATTAAATTATGAAGGCACATACGCAAATATTATTCGCCATTTTGGTACACCAAATTCTACTTTACCGGCAGATTTAATTAGACAAAACTATACGGTTATTGTTACTAATCCTCTTTCAAATACTTTAATTAAAGCGGGTGATATTGTTCCTTGGACAACAGCAGGCAGAACAGTTACATTGGATTCTGCTGGAGGCATTGCTACTTTTGCAGCCACAGATTTATCACCATTTACTGCCACAATTGTTGCTAAAGTGTTTGTTGAAAATGCTGATAATACAGGTTATGTTTTAAAAGGTAAGAATTTAATTCAAGCTAATACTTCAACAATTTATACTTCTGGTACTACCGTTAATACTCATACTTTTGTTGATAATGGAGATTACTCAATATCAACAGGTCAAATTTATATTGAAAATGCTGGTTTAGTGTCTCCTGGAACACCACAAAGTTTATATTTGTCAGATATTAAACGTATTGTTAAAATTATTGATACAAAAACAAATACTGTTCCAACATTGGCCATGTTATCTGACCCAACATATGATGTTACAGGTAATTACATTCCAGATAATGGTCAAAGAGATTCTTATTATGACCATGCGACTATCACATTAAAACCTGGTGCACCTCAGCCATCAGGTAATATATTAGTATTTGTCGATTACTATCAACACGTTGGTGGTGATGGTTATTTTAGTGTAATGTCTTATATTCATAGTGGTGTATCTTCTAGTCCAGAACAGTATCAACAAATACCACAATACACAAGTCATCACGGAACAGTTTATCCATTAAGAGATTGTATTGACTTTAGACCTGCAAGATTAAATGCACAGGCAAATTTTGTATATCGTTATGCAAACTCTGGAGATTCAAAACACGGAGTTTATTTACCTGTTGATTTAAGCACATTTATTGGTGACTATTCATACTATCTTGGTCGTAAAGATAAGTTAGTATTAAGTAAAGATAGAAGTTTTCAAATTGTTGAAGGTTCACCATCACTTACACAATTATTTCCAGCTGAACCTGATGGTTCATTAGTTATTGCAGAACTTACACACAATCCATATACAGGTTATATTCCAACAGAAGCACCAACGGGTGCCGTTTCTGATTTAAATATTACCAAAGTTAAACACAAACGATATACTATGCAAGATATTGCAGGTATAGAAAGTCGTATTAATAATATTGAATATTATACTTCTTTGAGTCAATTAGAACAAAATGCACAATCATTACAAATACCTGATGCTTTTGGATTGAATAGATTTAAAAATGGTATTATGGTTGATGACTTTAGTTCATATTCAACAGCAGATACAACTAATCCGGATTACTTTGCTACAATTAATCGTAGAACAAAGCAAATGACTGCAACACAAACAGTTGAAAACTTTCCATTGAAATCATTAGCTCTTGCTTACAACATGGGACAAATTTCAACTTCAGCACAACAAGGATTAGGTTATTCTATCAATGCTGATGGTTATGTAAATTATTTTAGTTTACCATATACATCGGCTAATGTTGTAACACAGCAATTAGCTTCACGCACAGTCAATGTTAATCCTTTCTCATTCTCTGTTGCACAAGGTATTACAACATTAACACCAAACGTAGATAATTGGGTTGATAATAAAGTATCACCCGCATTATTGATAACCGATCCTAATCTACAAGTATTCCAAGCAAATTCAGCTGCAATCAATGTTCTTTCTGCTGGTGATTGGAAAACAATTAGTGGTACATCTTATACTACACAACAATCTGTTGTTAACCATGGAAGATTTGATGGTCCATTTGGTTCAAGTGTTGGTTATACAGCTACCACAACATATACTAATTTACAACAACAACAAACAAATATAGTAGGTAATTACGATAATATTGGCAATACTTATTCATTAAACAACGGTTACATTACAGACATTTCTGTTTTACCATATATTCGCCAACAACAAATTCTCGCTCGAGCTCATGGTATGTTGGTTAATACAACCGTTCATACTTATTTTGATGGTGTTGATGTTGATAGTGTTGTTCGTAAAGGAAACATTATTGAATTGGCAAATACTAATAATAAATTTGCTCAAGATGATGTTATTGGTTATTTTACAAGCGGTGTATTTTATCCAACAGGCCTTGTGATTGGTGTATACAATTATCCAGGAACTTCTAATACAAGATTGTATGTTGCTGGTGATGGTCAAACTTCTGTATATACAACCAATGGTGTTATTCAAAACGGTTTTTACAATGATTCAGGTGTATATCAATCTAATACTGATGCTGGTATTGTTATTTCTACCAATCATTTTGGTGGTAGAATTCAAAACATCGATTTGGCAAATAATAAAGTTTCTCTATCAAATACCGCTTCACATATTGATTCCTACTATGTTGGTAATACCATTTACTTCTGCTCAGGAACAGGCGTAGGAGAAGAGGCAACTATTAATAGTTACTACGGCGCAAACCAAACTGCCGTGTTGTCCACCAGCGTTTCTACTGCTAATGGTGACATCTATTCAATTGGTTCATTCTCTACTGATGAAACTGGTTCATTCTATGGTATCTTTAATTTACCAGCCAATAGTTTCCATACCGGTCAAAGGGTATTCCGTGTAGATAATTCAATTAATGGTAATGCTAATTCTGCCACAACATATGCAGAAGGTACATTCTATTCGGAAGGTTTACAAACAACTTCACAAGGTATTGATTTTGGTGCTTCACCAGCTGGTGCAAAAGGTACATTTACACAAACCAATTATGCCAATACAACAAATATTTCTGTATCATATTCACCATATGACCCGGTCGCACAGACATTTATTGTGTCTAAAGATAACTACCCAAATGGTTTATTTTTAAATTCTGTTAAATTATTTTTTGCATCTAAACCTTCATCAGCAAATACACCATCACCTGTTACAATTTCTATTGTTGGTACACAAAATGGTTATCCAAATGGTGAAACTTTAGACCATTCTATTGTTACGAAAACTCCGGCTCAAGTAAAAGTTTCTACTGAACCGCAATTTTTAGATTCAACTGCTTATACAGAATTTGACTTCTCAGCACCAGTTTATATTCAACCAGGTGTATTGTATGCTTTTATTGTTAAATCAAGTAGTAGCGAATATACTTTATGGACAGCTGCAAATGGTGATACAGCATTAAGTTCTTCTGTTAAGAATTTACCAACAGACCCATTACCATCTACAATTACTAAAATTGGTTCTGCACCATATGTTGGTTCTTTATTCTTATCACAAAATGCACAAACATGGACTGCTGACCAAAATCAAAGTTTAATGTTTGTAATGAATCGTTGTGTATTTGATACAACAGCTACCCCAACAATCCAATATGTTGTTCCAAATAAATTACCAAATAGAACATTGATTGACCAGTCAATAGATTATTTCTTAAATGCAAATAACGTATCGACAAACCTCAATCAAGCGGCCAATACCGACATCTATGTTGATGCATTTAATGTTACAACAACAGATTTTACACCAACAACAACTGGTATTAATTACACATATAATGCAACATTATTAAATGGCATTTCAGCTGGTTCACAAAATATTATTCCAGGTAAATTTGGTACTGCAACAAATGATGATATCTATTTAAATGATGGTAAAGGTGAGCGTTTGTTAATTGCAAATTCTAATACATCATTCTCATTATATACATCACTTTCAACAGGCGACGATGCAGTAAGTCCTATTATTTCTGATGCAGGTCTTTCTGTATATGCAATTAAATGGGGTGTCAATAACTGTGAATTATCCAATTCTATTGTTACTATAACAAATGGTGGTGCAAGTTACGATGTAAGTAATACAATTGTTACTGTATCTTCACCAACTGGTTCTGGTGGTCAACAGGCATATGCATCTGCTAATGTGGTTAATGGTGTTATTGATAAAGTTTATTTTACAACTCCAGGTTCTGGTTATATTCAAACACCAACATTAACGATTAGTGTATCTGGTGGTTCAGCTGCAGGCGCAACTGCAACAATTAATGGTGAAACATCTAAATCGGGTGGAAACGGACTTGCTAAATATGTAACCAAGAAAGTTGTATTGGATGCCGGATTTGATTCTGGTGATTTAAATGTATATTTAACTGCATATCGTCCAGTAAATACAGATATTAATGTTTATTATAAAATTTTAAATCGTAATGATACACAAAAATTTGATGACGGTGTTTGGCAATTAATGACTATGACTAATAATTCTGCTTCTGTATATTCACAAAATAGAACAGATACATATGAATATACATTTGCACCAGGAAATGCTGGTACAGACCAAGGATTTGTTTCATATACAAGTAGTAACGGCCAAACATATAATTCATTTAGTCAATTTGCAATCAAAATTGTATTAACATCAACAGACCATACATATTGTCCTGTTGTAAATGATTTGCGTGTGATTGCACTTCCAAATAACGTAAATACAACGGTGTAATCTATGTTAGTTTCAATACCAGGCACAAAACTTATTCGTGATACACATTCAATGGCCTTAATCAATAAAGATGTATCCGGTCTTGAAGAATATAATATGAAACGCAAAATGTTATCCAACCAAAAACAAGAACTAAATAATGTTAAGTCAGAAATCGCAGAAATAAGAAGTGAAATGTGCGAGATTAAACAATTATTGTTAAAATTATTAGAAGGTTCAAATGGCTAATACAGTATCTATTTTAAGTTACGCAAATACTTTTGGTGATTGGGTAGCTACAACCAATGCATTAACAAAAGAAAATAATGATATTGCAGCCAATAATTATATTAAACCTACTGGTACATTATATTTAAATGACACAAATTTAGGTTTATCTGTTGCTAACAATGCATTTGTTCAAGGTAAATTAACTGGTGGTTCTGCTGAAATTTTAGGTAATTTACAAGTTGATACACAAGTTTTATTTTCAAATACAATATTAGGTTTAACCAATAGTGGCGAACTTATATCCAATGGTGTAATTACTGCAGGACGTTCTGGTACAGGTCTTTATGTTGCTAATAATGCAACAGTTAATGGAATATTAACCGTAGGTGGTTTAGAAACGGTCGGTGGTACATTAACAGTTGCCGGTCATACAACAATTAATAATGGATTCAATACAACAGGTAATGTATTAGTTTCAAACACAATGAATGTTACCGGTGCAACAACATTAGGTAACACATTATTTGTTCTTGATAATGTCACATTTGCAAATAATCTAGTTGTTGAAGCAAATACACAATCAAACACTTTAACTGTTTTATTTAATTCAAATACATCAACACTAACAGTTTCAAATACTGGTGTTGTTTTTGATTCTTTTGCTGTTGTTAATAATACTTTTACCA